CCCCAGACATAGGGGTGGGGGTATATATACCTCCCTCAAGACGCAAATATAGCTTACCACAAAAATCGAATTTTGTACACCCCTAAAATTTACCTGAAGTGTGAGACTTGTTGGGGTTGTTTTATTGTTATCCAGCGGCTATAATGAACGGAGACTATAGTGATAAACCTCCACTACGTCCGGGCAGCCATCGAGGCCAACACCGGCGTCCGCCTTGCCCTCCCCCGAGTAAGAGAACTTCTCGTCGAGGAAGGCCTGATCACCCAAAAGCAGGCGGACGAAGAGGCCAAGATCTTTTCCGGCTACCACGAGTTCTTTGACTGGGATGTTGCAGAGGCAGGCGACGGGCCGCTGGACGTAGAGGAAGGGCTTCCTGATGCGTGGTAGGCTGGAAGAGGACATCCGCAGTTGGTCTCGGCAAGTGGTCGAGGTTCCGAACCCCTACATGCCGAATGGAATGTGCGCCTGTCCTTTTGCCGAGCGTGCGTGGCTGGAAGACAAGGTGGAGGTACGGGAGGCTGACGACCCCCTCACAGAGGCGGCGACGGTGTCCCACAGATTTCCCGAGGACAAGGATCTGGTGATCGTGGCCTCGCTAAACGTGCCGGACCTTGAAGCCTTCGAGGAACGGGTTGCGGAACTAAACGACGAGTTTCTGTATTTGGATCGTTTCCTGATGGGCTTTCACCCCGAGTATGGGGCTGAGGATCAGGAACTGGATTTCCTCTACGAGCATGACTGGGAGAGCGACGTAGAGGAAGAATACTGCATGATCTTCGTGCAGTCCTTGCAGCAGGTAGTGGCTTACAGCGACCGGCTTCACGCCCTTGGCTACTACGACGCTTTCCCACCCGAAGAATACCAACAGCTCGTGGTCGAGCGGAAAAGGAGACTGACCAATGGCAATGAAACCCCGTGCGATGAAGAAGAAGGACAAGAAGGACATGGCCCGCGGCGGCATGGCGTCCAAGAAGAAGGGCATGGCTCGCGGCGGCATGGCGAGCAAAAAGCCGAAGGAAGTTAAGGCTGGCGCGTCCTACAAGGGCAAGTAACCCATGTGGGTGGCGCTTTTCATAAACTGCATGTCTCCGATGGCTGCCGACTGCTCGTTCGGCGCTAAGACAGACAGATTTTTTGTGGACCAAAAGACGTGCGAGGCTTTCGTTACTCACGCTGAGGACAAGGTCCGCAGTGCTGGCGTTCCGGTCTCACACGGCTTTTGCGTCGAGATGGACGGGAAGCGGGCCTGATGGCCGAAAGCACTGCCGAAAAAGTTAAACGGATGAAGAAGAAACACGGCTTTGAAGCTGTGAACAAGCCTAAGCGTACGCCGGACGGCCCCAAGAAGTTTGCTGTTCTGGCAAAAGAAGGCGACACCGTTAAGCTTGTCCGGTTTGGCGACCCAGACATGAAGATCAAGAAGTCTGACCCGGACGCAAAGAAGTCCTACTGCGCGCGGTCCGGCGGCATCAAGGGCAAGGACAGCAAATTGTCCGCGAATTACTGGTCACGCAAAAAGTGGGATTGCTGATGAGCCTCGTTAAGAACATCAACAAGCGCAAAAAGGCCGGGACCAGCCGGTCCAAGAAAAACTCAACGGTGTCCGACAAAGCCTACAAGCAGATGCAAAAGGGCTGGCCGGACTCCAAGAAGAAGAAGAAGTAATCTGATGCTTCGCGTGGCGGTGCGGTTTGGGTCGTTAGTCTCTTGCTGCATTCACTACGCTATTTGGCGTGAATGGCGCGCCTTATGTTCTCGGGCCTACGAACTTCAAGACGTTCCCTTTTGGTCGGTCTGGCTTAAAATATTCGGTCGAAAGCACTGCCACGAAAGTTGGCGTCATTGGACCCAAAGCACACAGGATGAAAGTGTTGTCTGACGAACCTCGCTTGGACCGGATCGAGAAGAAGCTGGACCAAATGGCTGAGGCCATCGTCTCGCTGGCTCGTATGGAGGAAAGGATGACCAACCTTTTCTCCCGAATGAACAGCTACGAAGACCGGCAGCACGGCATCGAGGAGCGTGTGGGCGAGGTCGAAAAGAGTTCTGGCACGAACAACCAGACCCTTCGTTTTATAGAGCGGGTTTTCTGGATTGTGGTTTCGTCTGGGGTGGCGACGGCCTTTTGGATACTGAGGAGCGGCGGCAATGGCTGACAGCAAGAAGAAAGAGATTACGGAGCGCCAGCAAGCGCTTCTCAACGCTCTTTCAGGCCCCGCACAAGGGGACATCCGCAAGGCAATGGAGATGGCTGGCTACAGCCGTAATACGTCGCCCACAGAAGCAATCAGGCCTATCGCGGACGAGGTGGCCGACATTGCCAACGTGATACTTGCCATGAACGCCCCGAAAGCCGCTCTAGGCATGGTGGGCGTCGTGGACGACCCCTCGGCCCTTGGCGCTAAGAACAAGGTCGCCGCAGCCAAGGAAGTCCTCGACCGTACCGGCGTCGTGAAAAAAGACGCAGAGGTTAAGGCCCCCGAGGGTGCCGCAGTGTTTATCCTTCCCCCAAAGCAGTCGTCTGAGTGACCGACAAAAACCCTCATATCGACGACCCGGATTTTCCGCCAAAGACTAGGGCGAATGCCTACGCTCGCCTGCCCTATGGCTACCAGCCTACAGAGGCAGATCCGTGCGTTCTTGAGCCGAACCCCGAAATGGCTCCCCTCATTAAGGAGGCCCTCGACTACATCGACAGCGGCGGCGCACTCCGAGAGACAGCGGCGTGGCTGACCGAGAAGACCGGGGTAAGGATTAGCCACCAAGGCATCAACAGGATCTGGCGGGAACGCCGGGGAGCGGACCCGAAGAACGAACGCGAGAAAAAGCAGAAGAAGCAGCGCCAGAAGCAGAAGCCAAAGACTGGGCCAGACAAAAAGAAGGCCCAGATCAAGCGTAAGGCCTCAGACGCCAAGCGCATTCTGACGATGCAAGAGAAGAAGCTCCACAACGGGTCGTCTTCAAGCCCAACCCCGGCCCGCAGACAGAATTCCTCGCCGCGCCGGAGCAAGAAATTTTGTATGGCGGGTCAGCCGGAGGAGGCAAATCGTATGCGCTTTTGGCCGACCCCATGCGCTATTTTGACCACCCAAGCTTTGCCGGGATCATCTTTCGGCGCACCAATGACGAGCTTCGCGAACTAATCTGGAAGAGCCAAGAGCTATACCCGCAGGCCTTTCCCGGCGCAAAGTGGCAGGAGCGTAAAAGCCAGTGGGTGTTCCCAAATGGTGGCAGGCTCTGGCTGACGTACCTTGAGCGCGACGAGGATGTCCTTCGTTACCAAGGCCAGTCGTTTTCTTACATCGCTTTTGATGAGATAACCCAGTACCCCACGTCCTTCCCGTGGGACTACATGCGGTCTCGCCTGCGTACTACCGCGCCAGATTTGCCTGTTTATCAACGCGCTACGTCAAATCCGGGCGGACCCGGACACTCGTGGGTCAAAAAAATGTTTGTCGACCCTGCGCCTGCAGGGCAACCGTATACGGCTACGAACATCGAAACCGGGCAGCCTATGGTGTACCCGGACAACCACGAGAAAGCAGGCCAGCCACTTTTCCAGCGCCGTTTCATCCCGGCAAGTCTGTACGATAATCCGTACCTAACTCAGGACACTTCCTACGAAGCCTCCCTTTTGTCGCTGCCGGAGATGCAGCGGCGGCAGCTTCTTGAGGGCGACTGGACTATTGCCGAAGGTGCGGCCTTCTCGGAGTTTCGTGCGGCCACTCACGTCTGCGATCCGTTTGAGATCCCAGAAAATTGGCGTCGCTTCCGCAGTTGCGACTACGGCTACTCCAGCTACTCCGCTGTCCACTGGTTCGCCATAGACCCTGCCTACGAAACCTTGTTCATTTACCGCGAGTTGTATGTCTCCAAGCACACGGGCAAGGATCTGGCGAAGGCGGTTCTGGATGCCGAGAAGGGCGAACGCATCGACTACGGCGTTTTGGATAGCTCTGCGTGGCACCAGCGGGGGCAGGTTGGCCCGAGCATTGCCGAGGAGATGATCTCAATGGGCTGCCGCTGGCGTCCGTCTGACCGCTCTAACGGCGCACGGGTATCGGGCAAGAACCGTCTTCATGAACTTCTGAAGCTAGACGAGACGACTGGCGTGCCGGGCATCGTTTTCTTCAATACCTGCCGACAGATCATCGCCGACCTTCCGGTGATCCCCGCCGACCCCAAGGGTAGCGACGACATCGACCCAAAATACCAGTCTGACCACGCCTACGACAGCATCCGCTACGGCGTGATGTCTCGTCCCCGCGCATTTTCGCCCTTTAGCGATGGCACGGGCGTGCCGACGAAACGCTGGCGACCTGCTGTCCCCCAATTCGGATACTAAGGACACCACATGTCTCTCATGGACCCGACTGCGAGCAATGTCTCGCCCGAAGATTCCACCGAAGCCGATCAGATCGTCCGTCTGGAAGAAGACGAAGACGTCGAACAAGAGAACCTTGAGCTTGGCGGCGTAGTCTCGCACGTTAAGTCGGCGTTTCAACGCGCAAAGGATCGTCGTCGCCACGACGAGGAGCGGTGGCTCATGGCCTACCGCAACTATCGTGGCCTCTACGGCCCCGACGTTCAGTTTACCGACAGAGAAAAGTCTCAGGCGTTCGTTAAGATCACGAAGACGAAGGTTCTCGCGGCCTACGCCCAGATCATGGACGTCCTGTTCGCCGGGTCGAAGTTCCCGTTGGGCATTGAGGCGAAAAACTATCCCGTTGGCGTGGCGGGAGAGGTCCACTACGACCCAAATCAGGTCACGGACGACAAGGTCGAAGAGAAAGCGGGCGTAGAGTATGACGTCCCCCGCCGGTACAACCGCCCGGACATCGAGAAAGAGCTTGGCCCGCTGGAAGACACTCTTGAGCCAGTCAAAGAGCAGCTAACCGAAGGCGCTGGCGACAGTAAAAGTGCGGTGACCTTTGAACCGGCCAAAGAAGCCGCCCGCGAGATGGAGCAGAAGATCCACGATCAGCTTGGGGAAACCTCGGCAGACAAACACCTGCACACTGTGGCGTTTGAATCTTCCCTTTTCGGCACGGGCGTGATGAAAGGTCCGTTTGCTTTCGACAAAGAGTATCCGCGCTGGAACTCTGACGGTGAATACGACCCGGAGTTTGATACTATTCCCCGCGTTGAGGGCATCAGTATCTGGGATTTCTACCCTGACCCGGACGCGCGCAACGGAGACGAACTAGAATTTACGGTTGAGCGGCATCGTCTCAACAAATCCCAGCTTCGTAAGCTCAAGCAGCGGCCCCACTTTCGCTCTGAAAGCGTTGAACTGGCCATTGACTACGGCCCCAGCTACCAAGCAGAACATTGGGAGCATGTTTTGGATGACACCGAGGATGGCGGCAACATCGACCGCTACGAGGTGCTGGAATATTGGGGCGTGATTGACCGAGAGACGGCTGAAGAGGCGGACCTCGAAATTCCCAAAGAGTTTGACGACCTCGACGAGATTCAGATTAACGTCTGGGTCTGCAACGACCAAATTCTCCGGCTTGTCCTGAACCCATTTACGCCGACGCGCATTCCGTACTCGGCGGTGCCATACGAAATGAACCCCTACAGCTTCTTTGGCGTAGGCGTGGCCGAGAATATGGAAGACACGCAGTTGCTGATGAACGGCTTCATGCGGATGTCTGTCGATAATGCGGCCCTGTCCGGCAATCTGCTTATCGAAGTGGACGAGACGAACCTCGTACCCGGCCAAGACATGGACATTTACCCCGGCAAGATCTTCCGGCGGCAAGCTGGCGCGCCGGGACAGGCGATTTTCGGCACTAAGTTCCCTAACGTCAGCAACGAACTCAACATGATGTTTGACAAGGCTCGCCAGCTTGCTGACGAGGCCACCGGCATGCCATCTTATGCCCACGGGATTGGCGGCGTCATGGGCGTGGGCCGCACGGCGTCGGGTATGTCCATGCTGATGGGCGCGGCGGCGCAGAACATCAAGGCGGTCGTCCGCAATTTCGACCAGTATCTCCTAGCCCCTCTCGG